CATGGATATGCTTAAAGCCGAAATGGAAGATTTGAAATTGGATGATTTCAATATCGACATATTGGGTTTCGATGATAATTTTTTGAACAATTTATTCAATGATGAAACGCCTTCAAAAAATGAAGGGCCTGACGTTGCGTCGGCCTTTGAATTTGAAATGTTAATGAAATTTCAAAGCGAACAGCAAATGGAAGAATGGTTTGTTAAAGCGGAAAGCGAAGGCGTAGAATGCAAAATTATGTAGTGAATTTGGTTTCCGAACCACCCAAAGGTTTTCGCAGTATCAAAGCGGCTCAATCAGTCGATTTGGATATTGAAAAAAAATTGGTGCATCATTTTGAAGTAAGCGCAGATTTGAAATCGCCTTACAACGTCGGTTTGATTATTGGCGCGTCGGGTTCGGGTAAAACAACCCTTGCAAAAGAAATTTTTGGTGAAAATTGTTTTGACGAAATGTTGGATTTATCCAAGCCAATTATTGAACAATTCCCATCATCAATGTCATACGATGATTGCGTAAATGTTTTGACTGGGATTGGTTTGTCGCAAATCCCGTGTTGGGTCAAACCCGCTGGCGCTTTATCGAATGGACAAAAATCACGGGCCGAAGCTGCGTTGCAAATGTCATCTGGGCGTGAATTTGTTTGTATTGATGAATTTACATCCGTTGTGGACAGGAACGTAGCCAAAGTGATGGCGCATTGCGTTCAAAAATATGCGCGACAATCGCAAAAGCAAATAGTTTTGGTTTCTTGTCATTATGACATTGCGGATTGGTTGAACCCAGATTGGGTTATTGATTGCAATAAAGAAACGTATGAAAATCGGAGGTTACTTTGGCGAAGCTTCGAACGAACCGAAAAACTCGAATTTGAAATCGCTAAATGCCACCGAAATACATGGAAAAATTTTAGCAAATATCATTATTTAAGCGACAGAATGGCGGGAGGACACAACGAAACATTCGGGATTTATCTCGAAGGAAGGCAAATTGGGTTCCAATGTTTTTCAAATTATGTGCCGCATCGCAAAGGCACGAAAAAAATCATGCACAGCAATCGCACCGTTATTCATCCTGATTATGTTGGCTTTGGGCTTGGCATTAAAATCATTGATTTGACCAGCCAAATTATGTGCGATGAAGGGTATGACGTAATGGCTAAATTTAGCAGCGTCCCAGTTTTCCGTTCAATGAGCAAAAGCAAGCATTGGTCGTTTGTGAAAGCTTCAAATAATCTGGAAAACGGTCAATTTAATCCCGGAGGAAGCATGAGCCGCAAAGGTGGTTTGCGACAAAAAACAAAAACATTTTCATTCCGATTTTTGCCAAACCAATAATCAAGCATTCATAATGTGGTCGTAATAATCACGAGCGGTAACGGCATAAATCATGGTGCAACCATCACCAAATTCATGGGCGTATGTTATTGCTTCATCAATAGTGTCAAATTGCGCCCTTGTGCGATTGCGTGGTATACGACCGCGAATGGCGGTAAAATAAACGGCATTTTCAAGGCAATAAGTTTGTCGTGTATCAAGATTTGTCATTTGTTTATCTCCTGTTATATATTTTGTGTAAATGCACTGACTAAAATGTAAAGACCTTTTTATATATGACTGATGTGAAATTAACTGCAAAACAAGAATTGTTCGCTCAATGTATTGCTGATGGCATGGGGCAAGCAGACGCATATCGCACCGCTTATGATGCAGACGGCATGAAGGATGCCACTGTTTATTCCAAAGCATCTATCATGATGGCCGAGGGCAAGGTTAAGGCAAGAGTTACTGAATTAAAGGCCGAAATGGCTGAAAAGCAATTATGGACACGCGAAATGTCCGTAAAAGGTTTGATAAGCGCATACCGGATTGCGCTGGAAGCCAAAGCATCGACAGGCATGACGGCTGCGGTCAAAGAACTGAACATCATGCACGGCTATAACGAACCGACCAAGCTGGCTGTGAATATGCACTTCAAGCCCATTACGGATGAAGACTGGCTTTGACCTTCACGCCCAGCCAAAAGGATTTCATATACAGCACAGACCCATTCCCTGCGTTCGTCGGTGGCTTTGGCTCTGGCAAGACTGCTGCGGGTATCGCAAGGCTCATGCGCCTGAAACGATATTGCCCTTATCAGGATGTCGCATATTACCTTCCCACCTATCCGCTGATTGAAGACATCGCCTTTCAACGTTTCCCTGCCCTGTTTGAGCGCAACGGCATCCCGTTCAAGCTGAACCAGCAAAAGGCTGTGCTGGAAACGGAATTGGGCCGCATTATTTTTCGCAACATGGAACAACCTGACCGCATCGTCGGTTACGAAGTCGCCCACAGCGTTGTCGATGAACTTGATACGCTGCCTATCGAAAAGGCACGAGCCGTCTGGAACAAGATTATCGCCCGTAACCGCCAGAAGGCGTTTACCATCGGCGGCAAGCCTGTCCGAAATACAGTTGGCGTCGCCACCACGCCTGAAGGTTTCCGCTTCGTCTATGACCGCTGGGTCAAGAACAAGGCTGAAGGATATGCGCTGTATAAGGCCAAAACATCCGACAATGCCGCCAACCTTCCACCCGATTACATCCAGAACTTGCAGAACAGTTACAGCGCCAGTTTGCTTGCCGCATATCTTGATGGCGAATTTGTCAACTTGACGGCTGGCAGCATATACCCAGAATTTGACCGCAAGCTAAACATCACCTTTGCGACCATTGAACAGCGCGAACCGCTTCACATCGGCGTTGACTTTAACGTCAACAATATGAGCGCAGTCGTGTGCGTGATACGGAATAACGACCCGCTGGCACTGGATGAATTATCGGGTGTGCGCGATACACCGACGCTGATACGCATATTGCAGGAGCGATACGCTGGGCATCAAATCACGGTATACCCAGACGCATCGGGCGGCGCGACCAAAAGCATCAACGCAAGCTTGTCAGATTTAACGCTTTTGCGCTCTGCTGGTTTCACAGTTTTGGCAAATAGTAAAAACCCTGCGGTCAAGGATAGGATTATTGCCGTCAACCAAATGATTTGCAGCCAAGGCAAGCGAAGGCTGTTGGTCAACCCTGACAAATGCCCTAATGTTATTGAAGGTCTGGAGCGCCAAGCATACGCGAAAAATGGTGAGCCAGATAAATCAAGCGGCTTTGACCATTTGAATGATGCTATCGGCTATTTTATTGCATATAAATATGCTATCGGTAGAGGAACGGTATCCTTTGCTCAAATTTCTGGGGTGTAAATGTCTGTCTCCAACACCAACACCGAATATGACGCTAACCGCTTTAAGTGGAAGCGTTGCCGTGATGTCATTTCTGGGCGGGATGCATTAATCCAGAATTACGTCAGCAACACGCGATACACTGGAAGCCTTTACAACCCGTCATTCGATACGAACAATTATCTGCCACGGCTGACAGGCCAGACGGATGTTGAATACATCACTTATCAAGAACGGGCTGGCTTCTTCAACGCAAGCGCACGGACGCTGGATGCCTTCACGGGCATGATATTTGCCAAAGACCCAATTTACAAACTGCCCACCGCGATTGAGCCTTATGCTGATGACATTACGCTTGCTGGCGACAATCTGCGCGAGTTTAGCGAACAGGTTGTGGAGCAACAGATTGCCGTGGGTCGCGTCGGCATCATGGTCGATTACCCCGCCAATGCGCCCACCAACATCACGATTGCCGCTGCCGAAGCGTTAAACATTCGCCCATTCTTGCGCTACTACACAGCGGAAAGCATCATCAACTGGCGCGTCAGCTACATCAATGGCGCACAGGTGCTGACGCTTGTGGTGCTGAAAGAAACTGTCGATGTGCAGGAAAACGAATTTACCACCAATCAGGTTACGCAATATCGCGTCCTTGACCTGACGGAAAAAGGTTATCGCGTTCGCGTAATGACCGAAGACAACGAACTGATTAGCGAAATGTTCCCCATGCGAAATGGCAGCACATTGCGTTACATCCCGTTCGTCATCCTTGGGGCCAACAGCGCGACTGCCACGGTGCAGAAGCCACCATTACTTGACTTGGTAGATACGAACCTTGGTCACTATCGCAACAGCGCCGATTATGAGCATGGCTTGCACTTCACTGGCTTGCCAACCCCATACGTTGCGGGTGTGCAGTTACCAGAAGGCGCAAGCCTTGCTGTCGGCTCAATGAGCGCATGGATATTCCCCGACCCAGCCGCAAACGCTGGCTACCTTGAATTTAAGGGCGATGGTCTAAAGACACTGCGCGAAGCACTGAAGGACAAAGAACAGCGCATGGCTGTCTTGGGCGCACGGATGCTTGCCGACGATAAGCGCACCGCTGAAGCCTTTGGCACGGTTGAATTGAAGACCGCTGGCGAACGGTCAGTGCTTGCGTCAATCAGCCGCTCTGCATCTGACGCTATCACACGCGCACTGAACTGGATGGCCGAATGGGTCGGCGCACCACAGGACGTAGAATTTAGCCTGAACACCGACTTTGGCGCTGCGCGTATGGCTCCACAGATGGTCACAGCATTGCTTGGCGCATACCAAGGCGATGCAATGCCGCTTTCCGTTCTATTCGAGAATTTCCAGCGCGGTGAACTTGTTTCGCCTGACATGGAATTTGAAGAATACGAAGCGCAGTTAGCCGACGCTGGCCCAAGCTTTGATGAAGAAGTGCCTGACGTTTCTGATGAGGTCGCGCCTGACAATAGCTTGCTTGACAACATCCGCAGCCGTTTGGGGCTTTAAGAATGGCTATCAGCGAGGAAATAATTGCCTCGCTAGTAGAGGCTGTTGCTGCGTTAAATCGGCGCACCAACGATGCACTGTCACGCACGATGATAGCAGGGCCACAAGGTGAAGCTGGCCCACAAGGTGAACGGGGCGAGGATGCACCTCCTGTTACTGACGAACAAATCAAAGCTGCTGCTGTCGCTTGGCTGCAAGATAACATATCACAGCCAGCCGACGGCATTGACGGACAAGACGGACAGCAAGGCCCAGAAGGTCGCCCACCGACGGATGAGGAGATACAACTTGCAGTCAATGTCTGGTTTGAAATTAACCGCGCTTCATTGGTTGGCCCTGCTGGAAGCGATGGCCGCGATGGTGCTGATGGTCGGGATGGCCGCGATGGTAGCGATGGTCGTGACGGTGCTGCTGGTGCTGATGGTTCCGACGGCACTGGTGTGGCACTGGTGGAGCAGCGCGACGATACGTCTTTCTGGATAACACTGACGGATGGTCGGGAATTTCAGATTGAACTGCCCAAGCCCAAGGTAAGTGGCTTTTATGGCGGCGGTGGTGGCGGTGGCGGAAGCGGTGGCGCGACTTATTTAAGCGAATTGCAAGATGTTGCCGTTGCTGGTATTCTCAACGAAGACATTTTGCAGTATGACCAAGACGCGCTATTGTGGCGCAACAAGCCTGTCATCATTGATGGCGGGACATTTAGCTAAGGACAGGCGATGGCACGGATACAAATAAAGCGCGGCTTAAAAGCCAATTTACCAACAACAGGTATGCTGGCTGGCGAACAGCACTTTACGACTGACCGTTCAACGATGCACGTTGCTATCGACGCAACAACGTCACAACCTGTCGTGCCAGCCGTTGATGACCTTGGCGCAATCGGCGCGATTGATGGCGCAGCCGACTTGCTGATGGTGCATGATGCCAGCGCAACAGGTATCAAGGCGAAGAAAATCACGATTGCCGACTTTAAGACGGCACTAAACATCCCCAATGGCGACACCGACGAAAAGGTTGCTATCGTTGCTGGCGGCACTGCTGGCTACATTTGGGGAACCGACGGCACGAATGGCGTCATCCGCCTTAATTCGTCGATGGAATGGACAAAAGACGCTGGAAATGGCTTTGTAACTTTGGCTGTGGGGACTGTAGACCTCGGCACGTTCTAAAAACATTATCCCAGCTATATAGCAGAAAAGGGAAGCCATATGGCATTATTGAAGTTCAAGCGCAGTGCTGTTCCTGCGAAAGTTCCTGCGCTTAACGACCTCGCATTGGGCGAACTGGCTATCAACACTTATGATGGCAAAGTTTACACCAAGAAGGATGACGGCACACCCGCTATCGTCGAAATTGGCGGCAATTCCAGCGGCATCACCACAATCACATCGACTGATGGTTCGGTTACTGTAACTGGCAGCGGCGCAACCCGCGACCTGTCCGTTGCCGTTGCTGGTTCGACCACAAACGTCCTTGCCCTTGTCCGCAACAACACTGGCGCGACATTGGCTAAAGGCACTGTCGTTTACATCAATGGTTCACTTGGTCAGAACAGCACTGTTGCCAAAGCTATCGCTACGAGTGACGCAACGTCTGCTCAAACCCTTGGCTTGATGACAGCCAACCTTGCTAACAACGCCACAGGTTATGTCACTGTTATTGGCGTCCTGACAGGCATGAACACATCCGCATTTTCGGATGGGCAACAGCTTTACCTAAGCCCGACAACCGCTGGCACATTCACTGCGACCAAACCATATGCGCCCAACCATATGGTATATGTTGCCGTCGTTGAACACGCTCACCCAACGCAGGGCAAGCTATTCGTCAAAGTGCAAAACGGTTACGAAATGGATGAATTGCACGATGTATCGGCGCAAAATCCAGCGAACAACGATGGCTTGTTTTACAACACAACGTCTGGCTTGTGGGAAAAGAAGTCTATTGCCACTGCGCTTGGCTACACGCCTGTAAATCGCGCTGGCGACACTATGACGGGGAATTTAACCGTCAACAATACTGTAACCGCTGCAATTTTGGGTAGCACAGCTTACAATACACCATCCCTTTTAAGGCCAATTGTCGGTGACGATAACTGGGCATTTGGTGGTTTTCAATCCGCAGAACAATACTGGATGCAAGTGCAGTTTTACGGAGTTGGTGACGATAATCGTGGCTTTCGTGTTCTTGACAAAAATGGCGGAACTGTAAGGTTTCGGGTCAATGGTGCGGGTGATGCTTATGCAAGCAATGCGTTTCGCGCACCCATCTATTATGACAGCCCCAATAGCGCCTATTACATTGACCCTGCTGGCACATCCAACCTAAGTGGCGTGACACTTGATGGCACGTTGACGGGTGTAACAGGTCGCTTTGCCAAAAACCAAACCGCTGGAAACTACACCACGGCTGCTTTGTGGACTGAAAGCTACGGGAACACGGCAACTGGCATTGCATTCCACATTAGCGGTGTAGTCGGCAAATTCCTTGAAATGCGGACTGATGGCATTCTGTATTGGCAAGGAACAATGAACGCTGATAGCGAACTTCGTGCGTCAGTTTTTCGAGATAGCGTCAACTCTGCATATTTTTTAGACCCAGATAGCACATCTGTTCTGAACGTAGTTCGCCCCAACATTATCCAATCGTCTAATGGCAACACTGCAATTGTTCTTGATAGCACAACTTGGACGCAATTTGCTGACCCTAATGGTGGAACTAAATTGTGGCTTGGTGGAACCGCCGACCCAAACAACTATTACAATGCTGGTATTCACTTCTTCCGCAACACTTCTAGCGGCGTTACCATGACGATTGATAATGCGGGGAACGCAATAGCTACCTCATCTTTCCGCGCACCTATCTTTTATGACACACCAAACACTGCGTTTTATGTTGACCCGTCGGAAACATCCAACCTCAACTTTTTGAATGTAAGTGGTAGTTCTGTATACCGCAGCGATTGGACAACGCGCTTTCAATCGCCAAGCGACTTCGTTGACGGCACATTAGTTACAACCGACATTCCCGCGACAGGTTGGGCTGGCGACAGCTTTGTCATTGAGATTACGGGCAAAAGTTACGACCAAAACAACCCGCCATTTAAGGTTGTGGCGCAAGGCTATCTGTATAACGACACTATCATCAACTACAGTGGGATATCGTATGCAGGAAACTTCGCATCTTACATAAAGGTATTCCAAGACGGCGGCGTTTTAAAATTTTGGTGGCCGCGCATAAGCTATTGGAACTCGTTTAACGTCAACGTCATGTCGATGGACGGGCAGACGAACGGCACAATTACGCGCAATCGTGTAACGGCTATCGGTAACAGCACGGAACCCACGGGAACCAAAAAGCAGCAAATTAACCTTATCAAATTTTTAAGGTCTACGGAAACTGCCGCAAAAGCAACCGACTTGAACCAAGAAAGATATGTAAATAACGATTTTAATACGCTTGGAACATCACCCCAAGTATTTAGGGCGTATACAAACTATATTCCTTCTGGCGGGTCATATAACCAGCCAACTGGCGGAGGCCAAGATTTTAAGGTTCTTCAGTGGGGCGATGTGCAAGGAGGCACATCAGGAAACTGGGGCGGTCAAATTGTTCAAAACTTCTACGATGACCGTATGTGGTTCCGCAGAAGCTATGGAACAACATGGCAAGCATGGCGCGAATTTATCCACGACGGAAATGTTGGCAGCTTTGCCATGCGAACTGACGCATCGGCAACCAACAGCGTTGATATTCGCGCACCTATTTTTTACGACAACCCAAACACTGCGTATTATCTTGACCCTGCTGGCAACTCTGTTTTGGGAACTGCGAGTTTTGGGGAAACGACAGGAAGCAACACAGGTATCAGCGTAATATCTAGCACAGGTGGCTATGGTCGTATTCGCTATCTTGAAGGTGGGACAAATCAACACACCATTCACTTCTTCTCGTCGGGGTGGTCAGGCAGTATTGAAACATCTGGCAATTCCATCAATCTTGGCGCGGCTGGTGCAGTCACGATGGGGCCGTGGAATGCTCCTTGGGAGATAGTCGGCCCAAGTTACGCGCAGCACAATACAACTTATCGCGCACCCATCTTCCGCGACAGCAACAACACTGCCTATTACGTTGACCCAGACGGCACTTCAAACCTTTACCAGATTACTGGCCCCGTAACCTATGGCAGCTACGGCTCCATCAGTATCAGTGGTTCATTAAATGGCTATGCGGGCATCGCATTTCCCGCTGCTGCTTGCACGTTGATGATGGGCAATGGTAGTAGCACCCCCGCTGGTTTCTACTTTGGGAATTCTGCATGGGGTATGTATTGCTATAGCAACGCTGGCATTTACACCCACATCATGTATGATTTGGATGACAGCGCATATCGCGTTGACCCAACAGGAACTTCGGCGCTGTCCACCGTTACGTTTGGCTCTAACCACACTATTGGTGGAGGCGGTGGCAGAATTATTCCGTCTACTGGCTCCCCATATTCTTTGCGGCAAGAATTTGGCTCCGACAATACTGGCTGGCGCTATGGCATTGCTAAAAACGTCAGTGGTTCAGTAACTGTTCTTTTCTATGTGCAAGACAACGGTGATTGCGTTGCTACGGGCAACATCACTGCCTATTCCGACATCCGTATCAAAGCTAACGTCGAGACAATTCCAAACGCACTGGACAAGTTAGGCCAGATACGGGGCGTTACCTACACCCGCACGGACATGGATGACAATGAGCGGCGCTACGCTGGCGTCATCGCACAAGAAATTGAAGCCGTTTTGCCAGAGGCTGTCGGCGGTGACGAAAATGCTAAAACCGTTGATTACAATGCTACTATCGCTTTGCTAATTGAGGCTGTAAAAGAACTTTCACTTAAAGTAAAAACGCTTGAAGAAAAGGACAATTGAAATGACGCTTTCCTACACATGGGCAATCACATCCCTGAAGAAAACCACCGACGGCAACATTAGCAATGTCGTGGTTCAAACAAATTGGACTTGCATAGGCACTGACGAAGATGGCGACAGCGGCACGTTTAACGGCGCAACACCATTTCCGTTGAGCAGCGTAGACCCTGACAATTTCATTCCTTATGAAGAACTGACTGAAGCCGACGTTCTTTCATGGATACAGGCCGTGGTTGTTGGTTCGTATAAGGAACACATTGACGCGCAAATCATGAAGCAGATTGCGCTTATCAAAGACCCAGTTGTTGAAGTGCCAAGCAACGAATTGCCTTGGTCGCCACCAGTTGAAGAAGGTGATGCACCCGCAGCACCAGTTGAAGAAGGAGCAAGTGAATGAACCCCGAATTAGACAAATATGACGAAGCGCAGCAACACGCGCAGCAAGCAATGCAACAGCCACAGTTGCAAATCACAGTTTCTGTAAATGAGATTAACCTCATTTTTCAGGCGCTGGCTGAATTGCCGCATCGCGTTTCTGACCCGCTTATTCGCAACCTAATGCAACAAGCACAGGCGCAAGTCGAAAAACCTAATTGATGAATGTATCGGATAAACTCCTTGACCTGACCATCATACGGCAACTGCTATTAGAGCGGGTTATTGCTGGGCAAAGTGCTGCGCTAAACAAGCAGCTTGACGCCATTGCAGCCGCGCTTGAAAAGCAGTTGAAGGGCAAGGAGTTTACCGAATACCAAGGCAAGCGGCTGGATAAAGCCATTGCTGAACTGAAGAACATCGTAACGGTCAATGAACCTGATTTAAGCGACCTTACAGAAGCAGAAGCATTGTTCTTCAGGGATGCTATGGTCAACGTCGGTATTGACGCTGTGCTGCCCCCTGTGACCGTATTGGAAAGCGTTGCACAAAGCAGCCTGATACAAGGCGCGACAATCGGCAATTGGTTTTCCCGTTTAAACGAAAGCGCACGTTTCGACGTTGAGCGCGTTGTTAAAAATGGCGTCTTGCTTGGGCAGACGAACGCACAGATTGCCAAAGAACTTATCGGCATTGGTGATAAGGGCGGTGAACCGATTGCCAAGGCACGGCGCGATGCAATGGCGATTACACGCACAGCCGTTCAGACTGTAGCCAAAGACGCAAGGCTGGCATCACTGGAAGCCAACGCCAACATCATTAAGGCGGTGCAATGGGTTTCGACCTTGGACAGCCGCACAAGTTCCATTTGCATGGCACGTTCAGGCAAGACATGGAGTTACCCTGACTTTAAGCCCATCGGTCACAAAATCCCGTGGAATGGTGGCCCACCCGCGCACTGGAATTGCCGAAGCAGCTTTATCCCGATTACGAAATCATTTGAAGAACTGACGGGCGGCAAAATTAAGGACAGGGTTGAACCATCGACCCGTGCCAGCATGGATGGCGCTGTTGCTGCCGACCTGACATTTGACCAATTCCTAAAGAGCAAACCCCCCGAATTTGCAGACAAGATGCTTGGCAAAGGCCGTGCAGAACTTTGGCGCAGCGGAAAGATTACGTTAAACCAACTGTTAGACCAGCGTGGAAACCCGCTGACTTTAGCACAGTTGAAGCGACTATAGTAATGTAGTGTTTACCGTGATAAGAGAAAAGTTACGCCAAGGCTGTGCTGCGGCATAAACCGCCCCCGTGGGGCAACCAAGTCCAGAGGACAAATCTATGAGTGAAGAACGGATTGCAGAGTTAGAAGAAGCGATGGAGGCAATGAATGCCAAAAACGCTGAACTTTTAAGGGAAGTCAAAATTGCCAGAGCGAAAGCAAAGGGCGTTGAGATAGACCCAAACGATTTTATGGCGCTTCAGACTGAAAATGAAACGCTTAGGTCGCAACTCGAAAAGGTTGCAAAGGATAATGCGAAGACGGTTGAACAGTTGCAAGCAAGCCTGAATGAAAAGGATGGTGCGCTTCAGTCTTATTTAATCGACAACGGGTTAAACGATGCAATGCTAAAGGCTGGTATCAAACCTGAATTTATGGCGGCAGCAAAGGCCATGCTGAAGTCACAAACCAAGTTGATGGCTGATAACGGTCAATATTCTGCACTTATGGGTGACAAACCGCTGATTGAAGCGATTGCTGAATGGGCTGCTGGCGATGAAGGTAAACACTTCGTTTCTGCACCCGCGAACTCTGGTGGTGGAGCCACTGGCGGGACGGGCAATGGTGTTCCTATCGCACCGAAGGGCAACCTTGGTGGCGATAAGACGCAGCGGACAAATGCAATTAAACAAATGTTCCCTGACCTACCATAAGGATTTTGAATTATGTCTCTTTCGCAAATGAAGGTATTTAACGAATACGTTATGCCAGCAACCATCGAAACTCTCGCCCAGATGGTCGAGAAGTTCAACGCAGCATCGGGTGGCGCAATCCGTTTGACCACGACTGGCTTCGATGGCGACTTCTATCAGGAAAGCTTCTTCGCTGCCGTGCATAGCGCACAGCGTCGCGTTGACCGTTATGCTTCGCAAGCATCGGCTACCGCAACTGACCTGACGCAACTCCAGCTTAATGGCGTAAAGGTTGCTGGTGGCTTTGGCCCCATCCGCTTTGAGCCTTCGCAGCTTACATGG